AGAATAGTTGTTGAAATATACCATCAGAAGCATTTTCATTAAAATCTCTTATTTTTTTAAGAGAGTTCTCATAAGATAATGTACCAATAGCAACACGATTTCTTTGAGCCTCTGCATATAACTCTTCATTACCTGTAGAGATAGCTGTATTTTCTTGATCGAGATAATTATTATCTTGCTTTTGTAATCCTAATTTAAGAATACGGCTTCCAACTAATACATTTTGTTTAGCTAAATTATTATCAAATGATATTAATGCTTGACGTTTTGTTTCAGGAGATAGTTTAAAGTTATTTATTTTTTCCCCTTGAGTTGCTGTAAAATGACGAGATAATTCTGCTATATCTTCTTCATCATTAAGCAACTCTAATTGTTCTTGAAACGCAGTTGAATCAATTAAAAACTCTTTATTAATTCTAGCAAGTTCTGCTTCATCATTTCTTTTCTGAAAATCTTTATATATTTCTGCACCTGTTTCTCCAAGCATTTGAAATGTTTGTGCAGCTACTTGATCTGCTAATCCAGCCTCCTGAATCATTGTACTAGCCAATCCACCACCAATAGCTTGGGTTCCCGTTTCTGCTGAAACACCTACTTGTCTGTCATATCTTTTAAGTGAAATAGCCATAATTAAAATCCATATTTTTGTAGTGGGTTATAAAATTGAGTATAACTTAAAGGTTGACCAAATCCAGCCATTTGATTTGGATTAATAGGTGTTTTTTGTATGCTTCTTAAAAACGAGCCATCTTGTGTAGGCTTGGTAGTTCCACCAAATGTAGGTGCTAACGCACTTGCTGCATCAAACACACCACCTAACATAGCCTGACGACCTTGTGCTTTATATGCTGATGCTTGTGCTGCTCCTCCCATTCTAGCCATTTGTGCCTGTGTTTCTCCGCTAATTCGTGCAATATCCTGCTGACGCTCTAACTCTAATAAATCTAGTTGCATTTCTTTAGCAGATTCAATTAAACTTAGCAAGTCAGTTCCAAATACTAATCCACCTCGAGCTTCAATACTCATACGTTGAGTACTTTTAAACTCACGTTGCTGTTTCATTAATCTTTTAGATGTAAATTCTATTGCATCTTGTTCAGCTTCAGATTGCATTATAGCAACCTTAGCATTATATTCAGCAATTTGTCTAGCTCGTCTAGCTTGTTTCTTAGCAGACCTTCTTCCAAATATACCGCCTACTATAGACGTTCCGAACTGAATTGCTGTATATGGATCAATAGCCATTACGCACCCTCCGCATTAACGTGCGTTGCTATGCTTAGTACCGTCATCGGGTATGGTAAGTCCTGCCGCACTTCTATTAATTTTTCACGCTCATAATCTGACCCCACAAAAAATCTTTGTTGTCCAGTTTTTAAATCAATTACTTGCCCGGATGGGTCTTGTGTATCTGCTACAGGGAATGTTGTTAGCTGTCTGCCAGCTTCACCAACCTTAGCACCCTTAGTCTTAAAGAACCGAACAATAATCTTAGCTACAGCTTTGACTCGGCTTTGTGATAGTTTATTAACAAGATTTGGCTCGATAGGCATAGGACGCAATGTAGAGGTGTAAGGCAATCCAACAAGCAAAGTATTGTAGTAATCAGTTGTTGTTATAGTATTACTAGATACCGTAGCTTCTTCTATAAATGAACCATCTCCAACTACTTGAACTTTTTTACCCTCAATATGATTAAGTCCTGTTACTTCATTATAAACACGATTAATACTAGTACTAAAACGATTTGTTAGTATGTTTGTAAAGTTAGATGTGTTGGGGGTAAATCCTTCGTATATTGTCCAAGTTTCTGTCCACGGTGCAACATACGCTAAATCGTTTGTTCCAAATGTAGATGTAGAAAAAGCAACTCCTTGTGATCCAAAATCCCCAGATGATTCCCAAAGATAATCGTGAACACCGTCACCACCAGTATCTCTTTGTTGTGTTATTGTAGAACCAGATTTATTTACCCAAGTGAACCCATCCGACCAAGTATAAGTACCAGTCATACCTTTACTAGATAAATATGTACTACCAACTGTATCTATAACATCAAACTGATCACCTATAACGTTTGAGTACACAATATAATCAGTAGTAGTTGCTTGTTTTAATTTAAAAGTATTAGTTGCTGTATCGGATACTTTATATGCGGTAGGTTGCCCAACAAATTTAATTATAGTATCATTTGCATATCCGTGAGAAGCTGAGGTTACTACAACGTGTTTATTAGAATCTAAAGCATAACTTGCAGTTTTACTAGCACCACCATCTAATCTTTTACCAGAATCTACATACCAATCTAAACCTTTTCGAGGATGAAACTTCTCAATACAGTACTTACTATCTCGTTTTACACAAGCCCATACAATATCTTCACCACCATCGTGGATAGATGCTGCACTATAATACTCACCATCTGTATCAATCCTTGCCCACCCACGAACATCTTGCCCACGCTCATAAGTAAGTACACAAGCATCACCGTTTTCTTTTATGCACCAGATAAATTGGTTGGGTTGCTTTTGAACAAACATTTCAACAATACCAGACTCAGTAATGTCCTCACTAATTAAGTTAAGATCGTTACCAACAAAAGTATCTTCACCCTGCGAATAAACCAACTCACGCACCTTTAGTCCGTCACGCTGAACATATACAATAACGTCGTTAGCTACTTCGGCTTGCAATGCAGCGGAGCCGTATGCGTTTTCTACTAATGTAGTAATGTTGTTTTGCGTAATCAAAGAATCACGGTCTGCTGAGCGAATAGATACCGCTGTACCTGCTGTACCCAAGAATAAGTACCGTTTGCTTTCTAGCCACTTAGGTTCTTCTGGTGAATCAATTGTACGCTTAATAGCATCAGTTGATAATGTGCCGGGTAGGAAGTTAAATATCTCACCAAATACAGAAGCAAAAATATCTGCTGGCTGGTCTTTAGAACCTGCTAACCACAATCTGTTTTCAAAAAACTCAGATGCAGGGCAGAACCCACGATAAGTAGAAAATGCACCCTCAGACCAATGCAAAGTAGCATCAGGGTCAGCTTGACCTCCTTGAATCATTGATACTACAGTAGCCGCTGCTTTAGATGATGCTTCAATTATAGATGAAGAACTTGTTGTAAATGTTTCATTAGTTGCTGTTAATGCGTATGTAAATGTATCCGTATCAGTTACAGTAATTTGCGCCTCGATGTTTGGGTTTGTTGTTGTGTATCCAAGACCAGATATAAGAACATAGTCTCCAGTTTGTAATCCGTGTAGTGTAGCTGTATCGATTGTTACTACATTACTAGCTAATGTTGCATTGCTAATTACTGTTCCGGTTGTTGTTGTTGCAATTTTTACAAGACCTTTGTGATAGATATTATCTGCTTCTAAAGAATACTCTGCAAGATTTCCAACGGTTTTAACTAATAATCTAGTATTTCTTCCTTCAGGAACTGTTGATGCATATTTAAAGTTTCTTTGAGTACCTCCAGATGTATCACCTATAACAACATAATCTAAAAAAGTACCACCATCTATTGACCTTTGTATTACAACTTCAGCACCCCAGTTACCACTAGTTTCAAAAGACCAATTAGAAAAACTAACATCTAAAATTTTAGTACTTGTTCCATTTAAATTACTTTCACTTATTTCTTTTTTATCTGCCGCACGGATATGATCGATAGCCCAATGCGAACCATTGTGACCTTCGTGAAATATTGCCGAACTTGCTGATAATAAAGTTGTACCTGAATAAACATCAGATGGTGCAGATGGGTCAATAGTAGTAGATGTAATGTTTTCTTCCTGCAATGGAGGGTAAACAAAAGAAATTTCTTCAATAGTAAATGTAGGAGTGATGGTTGCTCTTTTTAAAACTTGAGTTTCTTTTGTAGGACAAGTAAGAATTAATGTGTCGTACTTGCGATTAAATTGAATCTGTCTTAGCTCCGTAGCAGTATAAGCAGGTACAGTTCCTGTTACATCAACTACTTGATTAACACCATTAGCATCTTCATAATGTACTTTAGCATAGCTTGTACCTAGCTCTATAACAAAACGAATGTCGCTAGAAAAATCAAACTCAATCATACGGGCTGGATTAGTGCCATCTGTTCCTGCAAACTGAATAAACTCTGTACCCGCTCTACGTTCTACACCGCCTTGTGGTAATACAAGAAAGTTGTCAAGATCACGACAACCAGTCTTATAAACTTCTAGGTCATTACGACCATCCATCTTCCGGGATATTTCACCCGCATTGAACGCTTGTGTGTAATTAATAGCCATTAGAATCTAGTATCTTGGTGGAACCGTGAAAGTAAAAAGTCGCTTTCTTCCATTTCCCAATACTTGTTTTCTAATGTATCAACGCTTCGGGCTTGTGGAAGTATTACGTTGTTGTATTCTGAAATCAAATTGTTTTGCATTACTTGGTCAAGCTGCATAGGAACCGATAACTTGATGGCTAGGTTCTGCACCACAGCTTGCGTTAAGAATGCGTCTAACGTGTTTACATCTTCAGGTAGGTGAACATAGCATAAGTAAACAGTTTCGTAGTTACAGAGTATTGTACGCCCTTCTACGACCCATTCTGTTCGATCATCGTAGGCTTCTTTGTCCTCATATACATTAACAACCCGAACGCAATCGTTGGGTAGCTGGTATTTGTATTCAAACTTAAATGCTGGTGCTTCGGTTAGTCGGGTTAGTTCCGCACGTTTTAACGCACTATTCCATCGATAGGTGCGAAGTACTTCTTCTAATGCTTGATTAAAAAGAATATTACAGAGCTTTGCACTCTGCACGACCGCCTCTTGGTCGTTTTGATTGATGTCAAGGGAGGCAATAGTGTCTGCTCCAATCTTAAGCAGGGCGTGGTTACATATCTCTACCTTAGTCATACTACCTCCAAAAAATAAAATGGAGGACTTATATCAGCAGAGAAGGTTGCTGAAAGCCCCCAAGTTTAATTATGCTTCAGAAACTTGAATCTGAACAACTTTTTCTTCTTCCATACGAACAGACCCGCAACGCATTGCAGAGTAAGCGTAGTAGTTGAAGCGTTTGTCAGCACGTTTCGCAATATCAGTTTCGATGTTGATTCCAACACCTGTACGGATACCAGACTTAACCCAAGCAAAGTTAGCACGAACGTTGTCGTCGGTAGAAGATACCGCAGGAACGTCAGATGCAGACCAAGTAAGGTTAGCAACGTTAGTGTCTGTAGCTACCATAGGAAGCAAGTTAGAAACAACAATCTTGAATCCGTAGAATGTGTCAATAGCACCAGAAACCAATGCTTTAACATTCATAAAGTCAGCAGATGTAGCTTCTGTGTTACCTAACAAATCTTCGATCTGTGTAGGTGTAACAGCTAGATATGCTTCGTTTAATGGATCATCAAGATCAACACCATTCTTTTGCAAGATAGCACGAGCTTCACGAATCTTAGCGATTGTAAGACCCGCATTTGCTTGCAAGATTTTCTGACCTGATCCAAGTACTCCTGCTGGTGAACCTGTTCCGTCTTTACCTACAGGTGCATCAGAGAAAACACCCTTGATGAACTCAATGTCTTTCTTTCTCATAAGAGAAGAAACCTGACGCATAACATACTCAGACTCAGGGTTGATAAGTGTTTGAACCTTGTCGAAACGGTCAAGCAACAAACCAACTTCATAGTTAGTTAAGTTTAACTTACGA